TATTGCAAAATACGATGGTGGCTGTGCTTCAGCAGCAGCTGTATCACCCAAGTCCTCAAACGGCTTGCCTTGATAATCTATCGCTAGTTTATTAGCACGCATTCTTTGATTATAAATGCCAGTTTCTTTATAAAACTTTGCTATGTCCTCATTATCGGTAAAATACAGCCCATAGCCATATGCTTGTGCGCCCTCACCAGTGCCAATCATCTCTAGGCGAAACTCATCAAAGTCTGCACCAGAACCGTGAAAAGCTATGATGCCTGATTCATTTTCTTTTGGCTTAACAACAGAAACAGGGTTTTCTTTTGTAGGTTGCTCATAGTTGCCTGTCTCAAAGTATCGAGCTTGTGCTGATATTATTTTATCAACAACATCTGTTGGGTCTACGCCAGAACTTAATGTCACACCAGTATCAGATGCACGCTCCGCTATCCTTACATCAGCCGCCTGCCCTGCCTCTACGAACTTATTGCGTATAGCAGTTGTGAATCTATCCATAACCTCTGGAGTGTTTTTAACATTTTTAACAACGCGGATAATGCCATCAACAGAACCAGCAATAGCCGTTTCTTGCAGCACGTTCATCAAGCGTTGACGCATACGCCCTTCTGCTGTTCCCATTTCTTCTGGCGTTGACGTTAAAAACTCCAATGCAGCTGGCAAAACACCCATTTGATTTAATGCACCAGCTAAATCTGCTTCTACTGGATCAAAAGCAAAAGCAGATGCACCGCCCCTAACATATAAGCTACCAGGCGCGATAGCCATACCCATGCCGAATTGCACAATATCACTCATCAATGCCTCGAAACCGTTTGCTGTTTCTACTTGTGGCACGTTGTATATTGGTGCTTTGAGTTTTATGTCTTCGCCCTCAGTTGTTTGCAGAGTAGGAGCTATCATCTGGTTAGCTGTATCTTGTAACAAGTCACTGCCTATATTAGCTGCCTGTTGCCCCAAACTAGTTGCCGCGCTGCCAATAATTCGCCCAGTACCTTCAACAATGTTTGTACCTAGCTTTTTAAGCTGCTCAGCTCGTTCTGCGTCTGTCATTGTTGGAACACCGCCAGACATTACGCCCTCTGGCTGTATGGTCTTTATACGGTTTTTAAGGAACCTATCAGCCTCTGCCATATCATGGGCATCAAGCATTTCTGTTTCAAAATCCATTACTTTAATCCAAAGTTATTTATTATTGTTTTAAGCTCAAGAACTTTTCCAGTAACCAGCATATTTTGGTCTAAATTAGCAAGATGGTCTAAAATTGCTCCAAGTGGTCTATCTGGATCTTGTGGAACAACGCCAAATAATGTAATTGCTGAATCACTCTGGAAGTCTGCAAGCACAGATGTTATTACAGTTTGTTGCACTTCTGCTTGCATTTCGGTTTTTATATCTTGTGCTACAACTCTGTATTCCGCATAGCTTGTTGAAATGCCGTCTTGATTGCGCTTGTTTATCCGTTCTTCTAATTGCATTTTTGCTTGATTATACAATAGGTCAGCAGCCTGACCTAATCTACTAGTTGTATCTTTAGTCTCTTGATACCCAGTAAAGTTTTTGAGAATAAACAGCGCATTGGTGCGCCCTTCATTTCTTTCATTTTCTAATTCTTTAAGAAAACTTTCGTAATCAGGATCACTTAGTTCTGATGAATGGTATTCTAACATTTTTGCGCTAAAAGTATTTTGTGCTATAGCAGTTCTAATTGTTGTCAAAGCTTTTCTGCTGCTTTTTGTTGGGACTTCTTTTCGGTTTATGCCCAGCACAGCTTCAGCATGTGCTTTTTTTTCTGGCGTATAGTAATTATTACCCATTAGGACTTCATGGTTAGTAATAGCCTGTGCTTTGTTTGTCGCGCCTTGATTGATAATAAAAAGATAAGCATCCTCGAGCTGATCGTTTAGCTCTTTTTCTTCAGCATCTTTTTTATTTTCTGCCCTTGTGATGCGTGCATCAGCGAGGTCATACAAATCCTTAATTACTGTCTGCTTTTGTTTTTCTGTTAGCTGGTCATAAACTTTGTTAAATATCGGGTCTGTAACAGCTCCATATTCTACAGCAGCTGCAACCGTTTCTGGAGAATTGCCTGGTGCTTCCATTAAATTTGCAGCAATACCGCGCACGATATCATCAGCAGCATTGTCAGCCCTAAGGCTCATGCCTTTGCTGTCGATATAACCAGAGTTCCCAGCAGCAGCTATTGCGCCATGAATTATATTGTAAACATCATCATAAGCATTTTGCCTATCAGATAGTGACAAATTTGGGTTTGACATTTTGTCTACGCCATTTTGGATTATTCTATCTGTATTTATTACTGCTGTATTCTTAATGTTAGGTGCATTGTCTTTGCGCAGCTGCCTTATAATATCGCTCATAATTTTATAGCCAGCTGCATTGAATTGCGTTTTAGCAGTTTTGTTTGTCATTAATGGCTTTGTGCCATTCATTTTAGTGCCGCTGCTGTATTGGCTGAATAATGCGCTTATCTCTGTTTCTGCCTGTTCTTGTGCCAAAACAGGATCGCGATTGTTAGCTGGGTCTAATGCATTGTCAGCGATTGCTTGGGCTTCAGATGTCAGCATATCGCTAGCTAGCCCTAGTTGTGTGTCTGCTTGTATTTTGTAAAGCTCAACGCCATAAGCTGCCAGTTTGTTGCCAGCATCAGCCAAAAGCAATGATGGTGCTGCCATAGTATTTGGGTTTAGCTGCGCTGTAATCATCTGACCGCTGCCAGCATCGCTGCGCTGCACTTGAGCTTGATAAGTAGGCACTCTCATTAATCAAATATCCCTGCTTGATAGCCAGACATAAGGCTGTTTCCAAAACTCGTAAAACCCTGCATCCTTGTCGTTTTTGCCATTATTTGCGCCTCTAGATTTGCCACCTCACCTTTTAGCCTTTGGTTTACACCTTCTTGCTCTAAGTCAGAGGCTCTAGCAGCACCGTTGTAGCGCATCATTTCTACATCTGCGTCAGCTTGTTGCGCGTTTTCAAGCAGCACATCTAATGCTGTGCCACTTGATGCGACTACATTGTTATATCGGAATGCTGAGCCTGTTTGCGCTTGTAAGTCAGAAAACTGCTCTCTGAAACGCACAATCTCTTGGCCTGTTCTAAATATCTCTTGTTTAGCTTTTTGGTCTAAAACAGCCGCATTTCTATCAGCTACAGCTTTGTTGTATCTGCCTGCTGCTGCTTGCGCATCAGCTGCTGCATTGGATGCTATGAGCGATACGCCCATGCCTAACATATATTGCCACATATTATTTATCGTTCACTGTTAATGTTTGGAATATTGCCAACAAACTTATCGGCAGCGGTTTATCTTGTTTAATGAGTATTTGCGCATCAAAATCGTAGCCACCTACAAACTCAATGGTTTTTTGCCCAGTAAACAATGGTATCGGTGCAGACATGCTTGCACCAATATCTCTGAATGATATTTCTTGTAAGTCAGTATCTGTCGTGCCTACTTTGATCCCAACACTTCGATAAAGTAGCACGGTAATTTCTGATATGCGTTTTATCTTGCCTTGTGCGCTTCCCATTGCACTGCCCTCATCAACGCGCAATGTTTTTATCTGACTTGTGAATGGCAGCCCCACATGCACTTTAGAAGCGCTTGTGTCTAATGTAATAGATCCAGAACTTACAGTTTTATTTGTTTGCGTGGCACCATCAGCCAATATAGCCACCGATTGACCTTCAAGATGATCCAGCCCTGATATAGTGGTGGTTGCACTGCCAGAATATGTAAGACCACAATCGACAAAGAACGCATCTCCTACATCATTTCCAAAATCAAAATTTCTTAAATACTCTACATATCTTTTGGTAGAGCCGTTGATAGTGCGCTTTACAACAAAATACACTTCATCTTCTTGCGTGCCTGGTATGCTTGCTACAGATTCAACTTCTGCATCTGTGCCTGCTATGACATGCCTATGCCATGCAACAACTTGCTCCTCACGCCTATAAGTCATGCAAGCTAGTTTGCCATCGTTCAACACACACCACGCCACACTATCAGGCTCTTGCTGGTATGCCATTTCCTTTATGCCGCTCTCTGTTACATGCTCAGCAAGTATGGTCATGTCAGGCGCAACATAGCTATCTGCATCAGAGCTAAAAACTAGCTCACGCATTTTACGTTCAGCGCGTTGTAGAAACAAAACTGCTTGTCCTACTTGCAATGGCTGGACATTTGCAGCGCCATAGCTTGTCTGTAGCTTTATTTGCGTGTTAGTTGGGTTTAATGGTTCGTCAAAACCAGACGCACGCACAACAAACTCACCACCGCTTGTGCCTATCAAAAGCTGACGGCTACTAGCTAAGAACCTGACAACATTTACCTCGTTAGAGCCAATAGTATAAACCAGCCCATCATCTGCATCAGTGCCACGCTCAAAGTTTTCAAAGTCACCGCTTTGGCTAAAAAATACAGTTTGTGGCTGTGTGCTAGTGCCAGCAAGTACTAGCCGCTGCTCATAGAATGCAACAGCTCTTGGGTAGCCTGTTGTTTGCGAAAACGCACCCAGCTGCCAATTCTTATCTGCAATCAATTCACCTTCGATAGTATGCCCAGCTGATGCACCCTCTGTCACAAGGTCTTCAGCTGGCGCTAAAGTAATTACATTTTCTGTAACATCAACAATTAACAACCCAGTAAAGTTATTGCTAGTTGACCCTGAGATCTTAATTATTTGACCGACCTCAAACCCTTCTACAACAAAGTTGCCTGACGAATCTTCTATTCGGTCATTATGTTCCAAACCAGTGCTGTCAGGGTCACCTTCATGAAAACTTATAGTGTCTGACTGATAGAATGGCGCTAGCTCAGCCTCACCGTTAGCAAGCTGCTGTACGACTGCTGAAACACTCGTTGGGCTATTATCGTAATCGACTGAATCAACTGTAGCTGTGGCTCCAGAGCCATTTGTAACAGTTTCCCCGACTGTAAAAATACCGCTTACTGTTTTAAGAAATAGCTTGCTGGTCGTTGGAAAATTGAAGGTCAAAGTCCAGCTAGCGGTGCTTTGATTATTGCGAGTGTAAGTTGCGCCAGCTGCTATTGTCTGACTAGAACCATTTATCGTGGCAGTTATGCTTGAGCCTGTGGTGTTTGTAAAAACAAGATTATGTGTTGCAGCATTGAAACGCCAAAAAATTAAAACCCCTGATGCTGTCTTGCGAAACGACCCCCCACCAAAAATCCAGCTAGCAGAGTATTTGCCGTACCCACTATGAAAACTATTATTGAAAGCACCGTTACTACCATTATTAAAGGTAATAGCATTTGTCGCTCCAGATGATGCAGTTGTACTAACATGCGTTGTTCCAGCTGGAAATGTGCCAGAAACACCAGCGCTACTAGTTCCCAAATTAGTGTAACTAGCAGCCGTGGTGCTGATAGCAACATTAATACCAGTTGCCCCTATATTATTTGTTGCCGTACTGCCAGTAAATGTCTGCGTGTTTGTTGCAACATCTACAACGCACACAGCCGTTTTAGAGCTAGTACCGCCAGTAACTGTATTGCCAGCAGAAAACGTGCCAGAGGCAGAACTAATAACCATTTCTGAATGCACTTCAGATATTTTTGCAAAACCCTCATGCACCTTGACTAGTCGGCCTACATCAGAGTGCGCAAAAGTATCAGTGCTTGCCGTGAGCGTAACAGTGCCTGTTCTGCCGCTGGCTGTTATAGTGGTATCCGTAAGATTAGTATCACCCATCGCACCGCGCTTTAGGTTTACCTCTTCTATTGTCCATGCGGTGTGGCTTGTGCGCGTAATTTTTCTTGGCGAATAATCTGGATGCACAATATACATAACGTCAGCTGTCTGCGCGAACTTTAATAGCTCCAGATCAGCTTCAGCGTATGGATGCACTACCTCAACAGGGTTGGATGACCCATCAACAATAATCCCCCCATCTTTGTATATCCGAAAACAATACTCCCCAAATTCTAATATATAAGCCTGCTCGACATTGAACTGAAAAGGTATAAGCCTGCTTGCTTTTGTGCTGTCTTTTGTCTCCCTTATAAATCGTGTGCCAGGTCTTCTTGTCAGGCCGCCATGTGGCTGGATTAAAAAATTCTCAATGGTACTAGCGCCATTATCATACCGCCCTAAATCGGTACGCCCAAACAGCCTTGGTGATAACTCACCAGCTGTAAAGTTTTGTTTGGCTGCTGTAATTTTAGCCATTAAAACCTCGAAGCGATAAACAAATCAGATTCGTTATATGTGCGATAATCTTGGTTAGTTAGGTTTTGGGGCGTACCCTCTGTTGCGTCAACAAAGCGCGCCTCTGATAGTTTTTGTTCATAAAGCTGGTTAAGCTGAGCTGTAAGCGAATTGCTGTTTGTTAAATTAAAACAAACATCAGCTGCTAATCTTGCAACAATAGTCTCTACTAACAAGGTATCATATTGGTTTACATCAAGCTCACGCCCTACATAAACAATCTTTATACTACTATCATTAGTAAGCAGCTTACGCCCTTCAATGCGATAAACCGTGTCCATATCCTCTAGCCGCAATACGCGCAGGCAGTATGGGTCTGTCGGCAAGCTGAACTGCTTAGCATATCCAAATGCAGGCGTGGCAGAATCTGCGCTCAACGCTACCCTGCTAATCAAACAATTCCAAGGATGCGCTCTAAATACAGCATCACGGACGAAAGAATAGCGCTGGTTAGCAATGCGTGCTGTTTTAGTATCCTCTGTTAAAGTCGTGATATTAGTAGCGCCCAACATATTCAATGCTGAGTTTGCTATATCTACTGCTGCTGCCATAATTACTCCATAAAAAAAGAAGGGCAGCCGAAGCTGCCCTGTCCATTAGTCAAGTACATATTTAACTGTTAGCTCAATAGTACCAGTGCCAGCGGCACCGCCCATAGTAACAGTCACAGGAACACCATCCTCGTTAGCATCTAGCTCTGTACCAGAACCAAGCGCTAGAGTAGCCATAACGTCTACCTTTTGCGCTGATGTTGACGCAGCTGCTGCCTTATATGCTGCCGCACTAGCTGACACAGCTGTGCCTGCTTTATTAGTGTGTGCTGCATAACCAGCAGACAATGTTGTGCTGCCGCCAAGTGCATCATGTGCCAGTGAGCCTTCAACAAGTCTAGCGCCATCTGGCAATACAAACATTTCGATAACATCACCTGATGCTAATGAAGATGCTTCATATACGCCATGCGCAATGCGCACCCTGCCAGACATTTCGTTAGCTTTGTTTTTAACAACTGGATTAGCACGCGAGTTAGTGCGTTGTGTGGAATAAACTGTAGCCATTTCTTATACTCCTTTCTATTCCGTACATGCAATTTCGACTACTTTTGCCTCTTCCATTCGGGTAGCCCCGAAAGAAGCACAGTAGTAAACTTGCGTTGCATAACTTTTATCAGCTCGCTCATCAATTCTAGCTGTTGGTTCTTTCCCAATAGCTAGCTTCAAACCGTCTTGAGCATACGCAATAACTTGGCGATTGCCGTCTGTATCGGTTTTTAAACGATTGCTAACGATAAATGAGAACCCAACAAAATCAGAAATCTGACCTTGAGCTAACGCCCTAACAGTGTTGAAATCAGCGCTGGTAACTGTTGTATTATTCAACAAATCAGAAATTTGTTTTGGTGATACAACAATAAACCTTCTGATTGATGGATCAACAGACTGCTCATCTAAAATCTGCTTTGCAGAAATTAGTTTTGCAATTGTCAGACCACCAGATGCGTGCGCAATTTTTTGAGCAGATGGCAGAGCAGTTGTTGTACTGCCTGTTTTTCCTGTCTGTGCATCTCCAGTAAAAGCCTCAATTATTTTTGTGTCCATTGAGCGGCCTATAGCTGCTGCTGCTGCTTTCGCATAACTGCTCGTTGGGTCAATTAATAATCGTACTTTGTCTTGGTCATCAACCAAATCTGAGTATTCAAAATCGCCAAGTGTTACTTGCCGTCTTGAATGTGGGGTTTCCATGATAGGTGTGTCACCGTGCCGTGTTGTTCTTTCAACAGCAGCAGCTGAACCCACTTGATCAAAAAATGCCTTTTCACCGTTAACAGTTTCGACATCAACTGAATTACGCAGAAGACTACCCATTTGCTGTGACAGCAATTGAACATTTGACGAGAACTGATTAACAAAGGCGGTATCTATTTGTACGCTCATAACGCACTCCTTTGTAAGTTTTTGAAAAATTTTTGCTGTGCTTGGTTGTCTGACAAATGTCAGGCCACGCTGCTGATTACGTCAGCTATTCGGCCTTACTCATAGGCTTGCGCTGTGGGGCTGATTGCTTATCCACAGATTGATTAACCCACACTAAGTAGGTGTTCGCTAGCTCAACAGGGTCTTTTATGTTCTGCATTGAGCCGTATGTGACTGCTAGCTTGAGACACTCAAGCCGTAATTCTGAATTAGTCATGGATCAACCTTCTCAAACGCATGACCTCTGCAACAGCGTTATCATGGTCTGGGTGGTCTTTAATCCAGTAAGGTGATCCTTGTTGTGTTAACTTTGACATTTCAAGTTGTATATCTGCTGATGACATGCCTGGCTCATTGTCACGCCCACTAAAAGTATCCTCTCCCAGTTTGCTTGCCATAAACTCTGCAATGCCTGATGTCATGCGCACAAATGCTGGATGGTCACCTAGTAGGCTGCCATCCGACAATTGTATATCTAAAATGCCTGCATCTTCTGGCGAAAACTCAGCAACTACATTATTAGCGCCCTCTATACGCGCTTCAAAGTTATTGCCCCATTCTCGCCGCAACTCACTTTCTCTTTCATTAGATAAGTTTGTTAAATCAGTTGTGCTTTGTTCCCTAATATTGGAAACCAAATCTGTATATTCACCAAACAACGCCTGCGCTTGGCTGGTATTTAATCCAACTTTATGCGCAACATCTTGGAACCAACCAACATCGTTTTCTGTCATAACCTCGTTAGTTTCGATGTTATACCCATCTGATGCCCCTGGCCTTCCTAGCTTATCATAAACTTGTGACCAATCCTCTTCCGTTGCCCAGCTGCCTGGTATAGCAATCTTATCTGCCCCTATCATTTTTTGTGCATTGATAAGTGACTTTGCCATGCCGTTTAGGTCTTTGTAAGTCGATAGGCTTGGGTCATCTCTTAGAGTTTCATCTATGTGATCTCTAAAATTAAATTCTGTCGTTACCGCTTCAGACGTTGCCTGCCCAGCATCTACCGCTGGAGCTTCCGCTACCTGATCTTCTGACATTTATTATTCCTCTTCTGCTGTTTCCTGTGTTGGTGGTGGTGTGTCTTTAATCATATTATTTAAGAACAGAACGACACTTCTCTGCCCCTCTTTGTAAATCACTTCGTTGGTGCTTTCGGTAAATGTGGTTCCGAAAAAATGGCACCGATGCGCCAAATCTTCCAAAACAATCTTTGCCTGCTCTGTTGTGAAAGTTTGTTTATATGCTGTTTTTAATTCTTCTGGTGTCATAGACCTAATGCCTGTCCTAACGCTGCCTGAGTTTCTGGGCTTGTTTCTTCTATTGCACGCAATGCTGGGGCAGCTTCACCAGCTGCTTGCGCTGCCATAGCTTGTTGTTCCATTTGCTGTTGCTGCTGCATTTGCTGCTGCCTTTGCGCTCTCATTTGCGCAACCTCTTGGCGGCCTCTAACGACAGTAGCAGGCACATTTGTAACTTTAATAATATGCGAAGCAAGGCCATCAAGGTCTATAAAGTCCACAACAGATGGGTCTATCTGCATCAATGGCGCTAAGAACTGGAATAGCTGCATAGCTGATTGCACATCACCAGAACGCTGAGCTTTTGCTAATGGGCTGACATATTCAATGTCTATCTGGTTACTTTGCATAAACTCTGGCGCTGGCGCGTATGCTTTACGCCTTGATAAAATATTATATACCCTAGAAATCATTGGTGACAGCAACTCAGCCTGCAATCTTCCCACAGCTGGCGCTAACAGCCTCATTTTTTCTTCGGTGCGTTGAATGACCTCTGTAGCAGTCATGCCAGGCGCATTGCCTAGTATCAGCTGGTCAACATAGAACGCAGCACGTATTTGTGTCCTACGCTGCTCCAGCATATCATTGCCCAGCGGATTATTACTACCAATGTTTAGAGGCTCTATTCTATCTCTTGTACCAGCTCTGTAAAAGTTTAAACCGCCTGGTATGGTACGAACTGGGCTTATAAACCCATCATCAGGAACCATAAGCGGTGGATGGATTTGCAACTGTGCTGCACGTATCACTGTTTCAGACATTTTATTAAGCATTTTCACATCTGGCAGTGCTGTCATACTAGGTGAGCGCCCATAGCCATGTTCAAAACTAGCCTTTAAAAAACGCGGCACGACATACGGCATTTCATCAAACCCAGATTCAGACAAGATTACTTTGTCCTCTGGGTCTAAATACACAGATGCAAACGGTTTATTTAGCGCATCTATGCGCTCAACTACTCTATCGGTGCGCGGTGTTACCAAATGTACAATACGCAACTGCTCATAAGGGTCACGCTCTTCGCATTTAGCAATACGCTCACTTACATTTTCAATACCAAACTGCCGCACTGCTGCGCGTGCTGACATTTTAAATTCACGATAGACTGTATCAACTCTGCCAAACTCATCTTCAGCAAGATAGCATTCTGCAATATGCCGTGTTGAAAACCGCAATGCGTCATTCTCATCTTTATCTATGAACATAACAGCTGTGCCAAATGTAACTAGGTCACTATATAGCTCATGTATTGCCTCATGTAAGTTTGAGCGGTGCAACTCTTGGTACATAACATCTGTAACACTTAGCAGCCATTCTTTTGCTATATCGTCTGTCTCGAATGAATCATCAGTAAACCTAAGAGCAAACCAAGGCGTGCTGGCATTTGTAAGCATACCGTGCAAGCTAGAAGCCATAAGCTCAGCTGCATGAATGGCAGTGCCGTCAAATATTAACTCAGAGCGCTTGTCACCAGAACTTCGCTTTTTTGTTATATCTGCTTTTCTTGGAACAATATAATCGGCAACCTCTTGCCAATGTGATTCCCAAGTCTGGCGCTGCCCTTGAAGCGTGCTAAAACGCTTCAATAACATTGCTGCGCGTTTGTCTGTTTCAGCCATCAGCCGCCACTTTTCATTTTATTCTGGCCTAATAATCTAGGCTTTTGTGTAGGTGCCTCAGTCAGCAAACCCATACCACCAGTAACATTTGCTGCTGCCTGTCCTTTTTTATTTGCAGCTGTCTGCCTTGCAGCATCTGATGCCTTTGTTGCAGCTGGCTTAATTGCTGGTGCTGGCGGTGGTGGGGGCGGTGGCGGCGGTGGTGATGGTGAAGAAAACTTACCCATTATACAAACCCTTCTTTAGTGTTGCCCCACAGTCTGCAAAACCATGTTTGGCAAATAAATTCTCAAATAATCTTTGTTCTGTTTTGTCTAATTCAGCTGTTGCTGTCGCATAGACAGACGAGCAGCCCCAGCTGCGTGCGAACTCGTCAATATACTGCATTAAATGCCTTGAAGCCCTTGTGCGCCTTGCAGAGGCACGCACCCAGAATTTCACCACATAAGCTATAGGCTCTAGGCACCATTCATAGCTGGCAGCCATCATAACACCGCCAAGGATCTTATTACCGTCAACAGCAAGCATTAGCGTGCTATGTTCTAATTGCATAAATCCCATTAGGTAATGGCGTGCCGTCCATTCATCAAACGTACCCACAAACGCAGATTCGTTATGACCTTCTGCCATAATTTCTAAAACAGCATCAATGTCGCTAATATTAGCTATGCGTAACTCGATCATCATGCTGCAAATGGATTATAATTCATATCTGCTAGCGCTTGTGGCGCTTTATCCATTGCTCTAGTTTCTTTAAGTCCAATCGACATATATCTAAAAGCATCCGCAAAGTGGCTAGACCAATCATGGACAGGCGTATTACGAAAGGCTCTATTCTTCTCATTGTAACCTCGATGATACTGACGCAGCGCGTCCATGCCAGATTTGCACTTGTCTGCATCGAACCAACAACGCCCGAAAACCATTTGTGCAGCATGTATTCCATCCTCTAATGGCAGCTTTGGAACTACTCTAAAATTCAATCCTAAATCCCATGCAATCTCTCGCCTGCTTTTGCCTGTTCCCAACTCCCTGACTTCAATATCGTGTGGCGCGTAATGCTCACCATATAAATAATTCTTAGCACTTAGAATCTTGCAATAATGCGGCAGCCCCTCACCTCTCGACTCATAACAATCGATAACATGAACAGCTCTGCCGACAGTCTGCACAAACCAAATAGCTGTGCTATCACCAACACCTAGATCCCAAAATGTCTCTACCTTATATCCCCTATCATAAGGAACCCTTCCTATGCGCCCCTCTTCTAAGGCTGCCTGACATTCCTTACCAAAAATAGCCCCTGGTACATTAGCAACCCAACTGCACTCATACTCCTGTGCATACTGGTCAGCCGTCATAGTTTCTTTTGCGCTGGCTAACTCACCGCCATCTAATATATCTGTCTCACTCGCCCTATGAACCGCTGTGTACCACTCATTGCTGATAACGGCAGTCTCATATAACTCGTAAAAAGCATTCTGCCCCTTTGGTGTTCCTACAAAAAAACACCAGCCCTTTCTATCTGATAGCGCTGGCCTTATAACCTCTGGAAACACACTCTCAGGCATGTCAGCCACCTCATCCATAAAGCAGCCGTCTAAATATATACCCCTCAAACTATCAGGGTTCTCAGCCCCTAATAGATTAATCCTAGAACCATTAGGCAAATCACATCTAAGCTCAGTCTCATGGAACTTAACCTCTGGAATATTACCAGCAAACTGCTTTAAATAATCCCACGCTACTGCCTTTGCCTGCCGATAAGTAGGCGCTAAATACGCATACCTTGGATTAGGATGCTGGCACATAATAGCAGCACGCAACAGATGATTAATAGCCATAACCGTCTTGCCCATCCGTCTATGGCATACAATCACGCCCCATCTATGGCTGTCTAAACTACGATGTAAATCAGCCTGCAACTTCCTTGGCTGGTACGGTATTACTATTTGCATCTATCTTTTCCATTAGCATCGCATACTTGCCATGATGCCCATGCATTCTGCTCAAAGCTATCCAGCCTGTGCGCTCGTATTGCTGGACTGCGCTGTGTGGAACGTAACGCAGTGTGCGAGTGTGAGACACTTTCATTAGGATATATATACCTATAGATATGGCGCCCAGTTTCTGGGGGTGGGTGGGTGTCTGTCAGGCAAATCAGGCAACTGATTCTGCGAACAATCTGCGAACAATCCATATTGCTACACAGTAAATACAAGGCAGGCTCTGCATCACAGCCAGACAGGACACCGCACTACTAATGCGTTTCCAGCTGGGGTATGCCTCACGCGCGTAGCTCAGCAACACAGGATGTTCTATATATATATATCTATTCCTGTTTACTTCGTTGCATCAGGTTACGTCTTGCACCTATCATCCTACTCAGCTGCTTGCTAAACTCTGTAGCTTGTTCATCAGTTTCAAACTGTATAAAATCATTACGCAGCATTGCATAGTCTTCTGCCGCTTTATCACCTAACTTAACTAGCTTACCATTAATCATCCTGACTGTAGGAAACAGCTTACCATCAACTGACATTGTCCTTACAGTTTCATTAGCTTCTGTCATAGGCGTATTAGGATCTAATGCTCGCTTCAGCCAATCAGGTCTTTTTTCCATTACCTTTTTTTTCTCGCAGCTTTTTCAAGTCTGCTGCTGTTATCTTGTTCCTTGGCTCAGCCAGCTTAGCCATAGCCATCTGCTTGCTTGAGTACTTCTTATTCTGCATGCACCTCTCCGTTAGCCCAGCTCAGTGTAATACTTCCCTGGTTAGCATTTGCGTCTTCCTTCTTGTCACGAATGCCCCAAGGCTGATTACGCGCAAATGTCCATTTCAACGTATCTATCTCTAACCGCCTACGCTGTACCTCTGCATTAAGAACCTTGGCATCAACAGTTGTGGGCAAAGCCTCTGTAGCTAGATCCACAATGTGGTCACCGTAATACTCTGCCTGCATAACTCTGCCCTTACGGTATATTTCCCACAGTTCTTCATCACGATGCACAGAAGCTGTAATAGTTCTGTAAGCAGGCATGTTTGGGTCTTTGCATATCTGTACCAGTGTCTGTCCAGTGGCAAGCCTGTCAGCAATAGTTTGCATAATAGTTTTAGTAATACGTTTAGCCATTGGCAGCTTTCTTGGGTCTTCCGCGTTTCTTTTTGCCAGACAGATATTCTGGTTCTTTCTCGTAACGAGCTGGAAAGGTCACTTCATCTAAAACGCTTGCCTGTTCTTTAAACAAGAATGGCAAAAACAATCTAAGTAATTTATTAATCATAATACCTCAAAAAAGAACTGCCCCGAAGGGCAGCTCAGTTGAATGGGAGAAATTAATGAAGGATAATCAAATTAGTTACATACTAGATATGCCCTAATCATAGAAATATAATAGACGATTTCGCTTCATTCGCAAAACGAAAAAGCATAAAACATCAATTTAATTGATAATATAAGCGTATCATAGCATCTTTATACGCTTGTTTTACCCTGCGTGGGTCATGCAGTCCTAGCATCCTAGCTAGCTTAGTCCAGCTTGCACCGCGTTGCTTGAACGCAGCACTATGACATACAGCCCACACAAGCCGTCTATCATCCTCTGGCATAGTAAGACCAAGCCCTAAAGCATAATCCAGATTATCTATCTGTTTAGCTGTTGGCTTGAGAATAGTCTCGCCTTGCTGTGTCCAACCATAACCCATCCAATCCTTTACATAATCAGGCCAGGTTGCTTGCTTTGCTTTACGCAGAGCTGGTGGCATACGCCTCTCAGTCTCAGCTGCCTCTTTGAATAAACTATCTAGGTCTGCTAAGTCCAAGTAACTGCTCCATCTTATCCATAAATGCAACACGCTCAAAGCGCGTAACACTAGCCATCTCTCTTAAAATATCTTTAACGTGGTCTGCGCTATACTTCTTGCGAATAGCTTTTATGAGCCTATCTTGCCGCCAGCTATCCTCATCCAGCTCTCTGCGCTTGATTGCAGAAACATAGGCATGGCTGCTATTTTTGCGCGTGCTAGCCAGCATACTAGTAATACTTCTAGTATAATCTTTATTATTACTATTATGGGGTTTACTAGTAGTACTACTTGTAGATCTACTAGTATTACTAGCTAGTAATACTTCTAGTAATACTTGTTTAGCTAGTAATACCGTTTCAGCTTGTTCGCTGATTTTATCGTCATGTTTCATTCTGTCAACCCCCTTAATTTCTCAAAACATTTTTGCGTGTGACAAACCACTTTATCGCTTGCCAATATTACCCAGCCTGACCCCGATACCAGATGAACTTTGCGGCACACATCGCACGTTAATGTGCGTCCATCATCATAAGGTTTTGCCTGGTTGTTATTCTTGCGTGCTATCTTCTAACCTCTTTGCTATTTCTCTCAGCACATATGGCTCAGTATAAAAACCACCTTCAAAGTAACGCTCGTCAGGCACGATTGGCGGTATCTCCAACATCTTAGCTATGGCTGGCAAACCCATCCCCATTTCTATCAATCTGTAATATTCTTCTTTAGC